GATAAACAATTTGTAATTGGATATTGTAAAATTGTACAAAGAGGTGAATCTACTTATAATGTAAATAATATACCAGAATATCCACCATCAAATCCTGATGAGGGAATCCCACTACTTGGAGAAACTGTTCAGTTGGTAGAAGTGGGAGGTAAACTTGCTTATAAGAGAATTCCAAATATAAATTTAAATGCTGGTAATGCTGTTGAAGATGCATTATTAAGAGGATTGCCTGATGAGGAATCTGGAGGTGGTAGTAAAGATTATTCAACCACATCACAAACAGGTACGGCTAACTCTTCTGATGAAGGAGATAGAACAACTAAGTTCGGTGAGTATTTTGAAAAGAATCAAATAAACCCATTACGATTATATGAAGGTGATAAATTAATTCAATCTCGATTTGGACAATCGATTAGATTTAGTGGATATAATAATGATGAAAACATTTTAGCTCCTACTATAATAATTAGAAATAAACAAAATCCAAAATCATTTGATGAGTTAAAAGAGTATCAACATACTGAAGAAGATATTGTTGAAGATGGTTCTACTATAGCAATAACAAGTGGAGAGTACTTATTAAACTTTGTACCAGGAACAGAAGATTCACCATTTGATACCGAACCAATATATCACACTCCACCTGATGAACTAAAAGGTACAGACCAAGTATTGGTTAATAGTGGTAGAATTATTTTATCAGCAAAAGATTCTGAAATGATATTTTACTCTAAGGGAGATTATTCATTTATATCTGATGGTAAACTTACAATTGATAATGGTAATGATGGTGCTTCAATTGATTTGAATGGTGATTTATTGATTACTACCAATGATAATGATATGAAGTTTTTGGCCAGTAGTGGAGAAATTTACCTTAACACAGAATCGGATGAACAACCATTAGTAAGAGGACAGGTTTTAGTTGATTTACTAAAAGACCTTTGTTCAGAACTTCAGAAAGAAATACATCCAACACCAGCAGGACCATCAGCTCCACCATCAAACGCATCAGCATATGCAGGAATATCGAATAAGTTAGATACTATTTTATCTACATTAAACTTTACGGAGTAAACTAATGTCATTTGCTTTATTTAAATCAAATATGTTTATGTACATGAATCGACCTGAAGGTATAGATTCATATAAAGACTTTGCGAAAAAAATTACCGATGAATATGATATAGCGGCTCGTAGTGGAATGCAAACTATAAACAATATCCCACTTTCTAGTCCGAACAAATCTTTAATGAAGATTTTGGTAACACTAGCTTGTGCTAAAGCACTAAGTAAGAAAAGTGGTTATCATAATTTTATAGATGATATTGGAAAGGGATGTGTTGGTTATTGGACAGGTGCAACACTATTGACAGGAATACCACCAATTATACCATCAATTGGTGCAATACAAAATATAACATCAACCGCTGCCTTTACTTTAAACCCTGGTACTTGGACACCGGTCGGCCCACTAATACCTACTACTGATATTAATATGTTTTTGGATAGATTGATAATGGCAATGCAAATGCATCTTACAACAGTTAGTGGATTATACATAACAATATCAATGTATCCAGGATTCCCACTTATACCACCTGCACCTGGTATCTTAACTTGGACGGGATTTACAATACCATAAAATTGATAATAATATATTTATATTAAGATAAACTAAATTAAATAAAATGGATTCAAAACAATTAGTAAAAGTTATCAAAACCATTGTTGAGGCAGAAGTTGCTAAAAAACATGAGAGGTTTCTTACTAAAACCTTTCCAAAGATATTGGAAGAGGAAGTTAAGAAACGATTAGCAGAGGAGAAGGGAGGTGTAGTCAGCGTTCCCTCTACGCAAGTTCCACAGTTAGTGAATGAGGTAGACCCATTTGAACAGGCAGAACTTGCATTACAGGAACAAAGACAAGCACCAAAAAAACAATTTACTAAAAATTCTGTTTTAAATGAAGTATTGAATAATACAAAACCATTTACAAAAGAACAGAGACAAGGTGGAGCTGGTGGTACTAAATCTGTATTAGATAAGTTACCCCAACAACCTATCCAAGAAAGTATGGATAAAACAGTTACCTTTACAGAACAAGGTGCTGGTGCTGGAGTGGAAGGTATGAGAGCAAATATGGCTGCACAAATGGGTTATGGTAGTGTAAACCAAGGTAGTGTTAGTAAAACAGGCCTTGGAGTAAAAACAGGATTACCTGGTTTAGATAGAATTTTAAACAGAGATAATTCCGAACTTGTAAAAAAGTTTAAGAGATAATGGTAAGTGGATTGATTATAGTGGTAATGGGAATTATTTTAATAATCACTATAATCCAAAACTTATTTAAATAGGAGAAATGATATGGCATATGTAATCGGTAGAAAGGTACTGAAAGATACAGAAGATTTTGATTCTTTTGCATATGGTATTACATTGCCTATAAAGAATGGTGAAACTGGATTTTTTGAACAAGCATTTACTTCTTATGAACAAGCTAAATCAAATTTAAAGAATCTTTTACTTACTAAAAAAGGTGAGAGAATAATGCAACCAAACTTCGGAACAGGATTACAATCTTTATTATTTGAACAGATTGATGATACTTTTGAACAAAAGATACAAGAAACAATAACCAAAAATGTTAATTATTGGTTACCATATATTTCTATTAAAAATATTGATGTAGAAATGACAAACGAATTGAAAGACCAAAATAGGGTAAACTTAAGTTTAGAGTTTACTGTTGGTAATCAAATTGATTTACAAGAATTAACATTTACAGTACAAGGAACAAATTAAGATGGCATTAAATTCAGCAAACTTTAAAAGTAATAACGGAAGAAATATAAAATATCTTGCTAAAGATTTCTCTCAATTTAGAGGAAACTTAATTGAGTACGCTAAAACATATTTCCCAAAAAGTTATTCTGATTTTAATGAAACATCACCAGGTATGATGTTCATAGAAATGGCTTCGTATGTTGGTGATATTCTTTCTTACTATACAGATGATTCTTTAAAAGAATCTTTAATGTTATATGCAGAAGATAAAGAAAATGTTATAGCATTAGCACAATACTTAGGATATAAACCGAAAACAACTTCACCCGCTTTATGTGAAGTAACTGTTTATCAGTTAGTACCATCTACTGGAACAGGAGAAGAAAACAGACCCGATTCTGATTTTTACTTAAGAATAAAAGAAGGTATGGTAATCGAATCTTCCAAAACAAGTACTCAATTTAGAACAAGTGAGTTGGTAGATTTTAATGATGAAACTGATAGAGAGATTACAATATATGAAAGAGATTCTGGTGGTGAACCTACTCAATATCTTATAAAGAAAAAAGTAAATGCATTATCTGCAGAGTTAAGAGAAGTATCTTTTAATTTTGGTAGTACACCAAATAACTTTTCAAAATTAGAAATAGCAGATACAAATGTAATTGATATTTACGATGTAAGAGATTCAAATGGTAATAAGTGGTATCAAGTACCTTACCTTGCACAAGAAATGGTATATGTTGATTATCCTATATCAGAACAAAAAGATAAAGACCTTTCACAATTTAAAGATTCAGTATCAAATGTTTTACAATTAGTTAAAACATCGAGAAGATTCACTACAAAAGTAAATGGTGATAATACAACAACAATAGTATTTGGTGGAGGTACTTCAACTAATGATGAAACACTAATTCCTAATTTTAAAAATGTAGGATTGGGGTTAAACTCATCTATTGATAGATTGGGTTCTTCATTTGACCCATCAAACTTTTTAAAAACAAAAACATATGGACAGGCACCGACTGGAGAATTTACTGTTTCATATTTAATTGGTGGTGGAGTAGAATCAAATGTTGGTAAGGGTGAACTTACAACTATTCAAAGAATAGAATTTGATGATGATGTAAAAACATTTGTAGGAGATGATTTAACTTTATATAACAGAATGAAATCTTCTGTTGCGGTTGATAATGAAATGCCAGCAACTGGTGGTAGAGGTTCTGAAACTATCGATGAGATTAGAGAAAACTCACTTGCAAACTTCGGTTCACAAAATAGAGCAGTAACAAGAAAAGATTATGTTGTAAGAGCACTTTCATTACCTCCAAAGTTTGGTGGTGTTGCTAAAGCTTATTGTGCACCAGATGGTGAGTTAGATAATAATTCACCAAGTTCAATATTAAATAATCCTGATTCTCTTGAAGAATTTGCAGGATTGGTACAATCATTAAAAGAATCAAACTCAACTGAACAAGAAATAAAAGATGAGGTTAGAACATTCTTATCTGGTAAGAAAAATAATATTAATGAAAAGAATAATCCATTTGCTATTAACTTATATGTTCTTGGATATAATTCAAGTAAGTATCTAACATCTTTAAACAGAGCTGTAAAAGAAAACTTGAAAACATACTTAAGTGAATATAGATTACTAACAGATGGTATAAACTTAATTGATGGATTTGTTATCAACATAGGATTGGATTTTGAAATAAGAGTTTATGGTGGATATAATAAAAGAGAAGTTTTAACAAAATGTATCAATGGATTAAAAGAATATTTTAATATAGATAATTGGACATTCAATATGCCTATTAACATTTCAGAAGTTGAAATCTTAATAGCAAATGTAGAAGGAGTTCAATCAGTACCTAAATGTGAAATTATTAATAAATGTTTAGGACAGTACTCTGAACATTCGTATGATATACAAGGAGCAACAAAAGGTAAGATGGTGTATCCATCATTAGACCCTTCTGTTTTCGAAGTTAAATTTCCTAACAAGGATATAAAAGGGAGGGTTGTATAATGTATTACTTTTTAACAGCATCAAAAGATTCAACAATCTATTTACAACAACCAACACAGAATACAGGTTTAGATGAAATATTAGAAGTATCTAAAACTTACTATGGTAGTTTGAAAGATATTGCTCATAGTTTAATTAAGTTTGAAACTACTCCACTTTCTCAATCAATATCAAGTGGTGAGGTAACAATGACT